CACCCCCCGGCGAACTTGACGACGTCGCCGCCCGCCATGGTGCGGACGGACTCCTGGAAGAACTCGCGGAAGGCCCGCGGCCCGCGGAACTCCATGACCAGGCGCACCTCGGCGGCCTGGCGGCCCATGGCGGACGCGCCCCCCGTGGACGGGGCCAGGCCCGCCATGGCCTGAGCGTTTGGCCGGTAGGCGGCCGGATTGACCAGGCCTCGCATGGCCTTGTCGACGACGCCGGCGTTGTCCTCGGCGCCCATGGCGATACCGGCTGGGATCCAGTGGCCGATCTCGTCCGCGGCCTTCTTGGAAGGGGACCCGATATCCAGGAAGTTCTTGACCGGGTTGACGATGTAGTCCGAGGCGAAATTGGACACCATCGACCACAGCCACCCGCCCATAGCGGAGATGCCGTTCCAGATGCCCCTCACGAAGTCCAGGCCCATGTTGTAGAACCGGTAACTCTGCGAGCCCAGCGCGTCGATCAGTTGCAGGGGGAAGCTGGCGGACCACTTCACGAACGAGATGGTCTTGCTGACGGCCGCGTTCTTCATGGACCCGAAGGCGCTGGAGGCCAGGTTCCACAGCATGCCGCCCAGCCCCGACAGGGCATTCCAGATCTTCATGGGCAGGGTGACCTGCCACATCACCAGCTCCGTCATCTTCTGAATGGCGAAGTCCTTGGCGGTCTTGAACCAGCCCGCGAACATGCCGGGCAGGCCTTTGAACCAGTCCAGCGCCGCCGCGATGCCCTTCACGGTGGCGTCGAACGCGGTCTTCAGGGCCCCCCACACGGTCGACCAGATGGTCTGGAACCAGGTGGTCTTGGTCGCGATGAGGACGATGGCGGCGACCAAGGCGATGATGGCGAGCACGATCCACGTCATCGGGTTGGCGAGCAGGGCCGCCGTACTGGCCCAGATCTCCGCGTTCCAGATGGTCTGCACGGCGGAGGCGATCGCCGTGTAGGTCGCGTAGACCTTCTGGGCGAGCGACACGGCGAGAATGGCGGCGGCGACACCGCCCAGGATCCCGATCAGCGGCTCGAACGCGCCCTTGTTGTCCATGGCGAACCCCACGAACGTACCGCCGACCTCGGCGAGCTTGACCGTGGCCTCGCGCTTGAACGTCTCCAGAGCCGCGGCCGGGCTGTCGCTGACGGTCTTGGACATCTTGTCCGCGGCCCCGCCGACCTTGCCCAGCGCATCGACGGCGGTGGACGGGTCCAGCTTGTACAGCGCGGCGCCCAAGTCCTCGGCCTGGGTTCCGAACAGGGCCGTGGCGGCCTGGGCCTGCTTGACCGGGTCCTTGATGCCGCGGAGCCGGTCGAGGGTCTCGTCGAGGGCCTGGGTGGCGCCCTTGCCGCCCTTGCCGATCGTCTCGGCCATGGTCTTGGCATTCAGGCCGAGCATCTTGAAGCCCTGGGCGGTGGTCGTCGAGCCGTCGATGGCCCTGATGCTGAACTCCTTGATGCTGTCGGCGACCAGGTCGGCATCCCGGGCGCCGCCCTTCAGTCCCTGGGAGAGCAGGCCCATGGCGGTCTGGCCGTCCAGCCCGAACTTCTTCCACTGCACGCCGTACTCGTTGACGGTGTCCAGCAGGTCGTCGGCCTTGTTCGCGCCGGTCTGGAACCCGCGGGTCAGGATGTCGAAGGCCTCGTCGGCGTTCTTCGCCAGGCCCGTCTTCAGCATCTGGCCGACGGCGGCGGTGGTCGGTCCGACCTCCTGGTCGAAGGTCTGCGCCAGGGCGAGGGCCTTGGTGGTGACGCCCTCCAGGCCGCCCTTGACCTTGGAGACGTCTCCGATGTTCTGGTAGACGCCCTTGATGGCCTCGTTGACCTGCTCGGTGGACTCGCCCCAGTTCTGGGCGTAGACGTCCGCGGAGACCTTGGACAGCTTCGCCGCCTCGGCCGGGCCGACGCCGAGCTGCGCGGCCAGCTTCGCGTTGGCCGCCGACATGTCCATCGACGCCGCCACACCGACCCCGAGGGCGCCGGCGACGCCCGCGGCGATTCCGGTGGCGGCCGCGTCGAACTTCTCCTTGACCTTGCCCAGCGTCTCGGAGACCTGCTCACGGGCGACCAGGTTGAACACGAGAGAGGTATCGCTCACCGGCCCGCCTCCCTCCTGGGTAGCGGGCGGTCAGCGCCCCGACTTCATCTTCTCGTTGGCCTTCTGCTGTGCCTCGATGTAGGCGTCGAGCCAGTCGAGGTAGGTGTCCGTCTCCTCGACGGTGAGGGTGTCCCAGTCCCTGCCGCGGAGCCCGAGCAGGTGGGCGGCGTCGCCGAGTCGCTTTAGCCTGCGATCGGCAGCTGGGCTTTTCCCTCCTCCTCCGGGTCCTCGAAGGCCGCCGCGATCTCCTCGTCGAGCTTGGCGCGGACGGCGTCCAGCTGCTCGGGCGGGATCTCGTCGGACAGCTGCTCACGCATCAGCTGCAGCTCACCCTTGGAGTGCTCCAGGGTGAGTTCGTCCCAGGCGAAGTCGACGTCGTCGAACTTCAGGGTGGGGTGCTGCCGCTTGAGGTAGATGAACAGCAGGGCGCGACGGCAGCGGCTGTTGCCCTTCTGCACGTCGACCGTGAAATCGGAGAAGTTCCGGCTGGTGAGCTTCTCCAGCAGCTCCCGCTCGGCGCTCATGAGCCTCTTGGGCTGGTACTTCCAGCGCTGCGGCTCTTCGCTGCCCTCGGGCTGGTAGACGAGATACATGGGTGTCCCCCCTCATCGGGCCCGGTTCGCGATGCGCCGGGCCATGTCTTCCATTGCCTGTTCGACGGCCTGCTTGTAGAGGCCCTCACGGCCCCGGAACGCGCGGTCGAAGCACTCCAACTTGCCGCGCTGGTGCACCCAGACGTCCCGGTTGCCGTAGACGGGATGGCGCCAGCCGGACGCCCTGTTGGTGCGCTTCGGGGCGTTGGGAAAGCCCCGGATGTTCTTGGTCTTGAAGGCCTTCACCCGGGCCCCGGACCAGCGGCCGCCCAGCTTCACCTCGGGCCGGATCTTCCGGGCAATCGACGTGCGCAGGGCGGGCGTCGCCCCGTGCAGCGAGACCATGCCCATGATGGAGTCCTTGGCCTGCTGGGCTCCCGGCTTGAGAGCCTCGCGCATGTTCTTCGCCAGCTCCTTGCGGAGCTCCTTGCCGTCCTCCTCGGCACGGATTGCCCGCACCAGGGCGGCGAGGCCGTCGTGCGTCTCGACGCCGAGGCCGAACGGCGGTCCGCCGCCGGCCATCAGGACGTCGCTCGGGTCACGGCCCCCGATGTCGGGAAGCCCAGCGACACCGTGGCCTCGTCGCCGACCGACCCGGTGATCGGGTTCCATCCGTTGATCAGGATGCTGCCCGTGTACTTCGGGTTGGACACGGACGCGGCGCCCTGGTCGGCGCGCACCTCGAACGGCACGACCGTGCCCAGCAGCGGCCACATGATGGCATCCAGCTGGGAGGCGGCGAAGTCCTGCAGGAACTCGCAGCCCAGCTCTGCCGACTTGAGGCCGCCGAGGACTTCCTTCCAGCCCAGCGACGCGTAGTTCGTGACGTCCTTCTCCTCCACCTCGACGGTGAGCTCCGCCTTCTTGGTGAAGGCGTTCAGGACGTTGGAGTTGATGGACAGGTACTCGGCGAGCAGAACCATCTTCGGCACGGCTGGCCTCCCTTTCAGGCATGACGAGATACCCGAACCCTGGGACGGGCCGGGCCGGGGGACGGGTGGATCAGCCGATGCCGAAAGCAGCGGCGAACAGGAACGACGGCGAGGTGCCGCTGATCGTCCACGCCACGCGCCACCACGTATCCGTGATGGCCGGGCCTGCGGTGCGCAGGATCTGCCCGCCCACCGCGGTCGCCGCGGTGAACGTCAGGCGGGTGGTGGGGCTCGCGAACGTGTTGTCGACGCTGGACTCGACGCGCGCGGTGATGGTCGGTGTGGCCGTACCGGCGACGGACAGCACGTGCAGCGACGCGTACATCCGCTTGTTCACGGCGACGGCCCCCAGGTTGAGGCCGGTGCCCGTGCCGGTGGCGGTGCGGGCAGTGCCGGGCGGGTGCGCGAACTGGCCGCGCACCAGCGGCCACGCCGACTTGGCCGTGCCGGACCAGGGCGCGACCTCACCGACCTCGCCGAACAGCTTGTAGTCGGAGCGCAGCGCCGACATGAGGTAGGCCAGGTCGCCCACGTTCGCGGCGTTGTTGGCGCTCACGGACCAGGGGCCGACGCCTCCGAGCTGCGCCCAGGACGCGTCGTCGACCTTGGTGGTGTCGAACGCCTCCCACTGCCCCTCGCCGGAGAGCTCCGCCGAGGCGATGCCGCCCACGACTTCCTTCCAGCCCTGCGAGCCGTAGTTGGTGGAGTCCTTGGCCTCCACCTCACTGGACAGCTCGATCTTGTTGCTGTTGCTGGTGAGGTCGGCGCCGACGGCGAAGCACCGCACGTTGGTCAGGACCGTCTTACTCATCGGCCCCCGCCTTCCTCTTGCGGCCGCGCGGCCGGGTCTCCTCGGTGGCTTCCTCGGCGACGCCGGACGCGACCAGGTGCGCGCCCTGCGCGGTCGGTACGTCGACCTCTTCGCCCTCAGTCGGCCACGGTTCGCCGTTGAGCTCGGCGCCCTCGGGCATGGCCTGGGTGATGCGGATGCGCATCATGTCCTCCCGTCTCCGATGACTCGAACGGCGAGCTCGGCGCCCACGTAGCTGGCGCCAGCGTGCTCGTACCAGCGATAGCCCTGCACGCGCTGCAGGTGGATGTCGTCGGCCAGGCCGCCCAGCGCCAACTGTCCCGGGGCGCCGCGGGCCGCCGTGAACGCCGCCTTCAGCGAGGCCGCGCCCGAGCCGGACAGCATCCCGTCGAGGATGCGCTGTGCGGACCGGTCATCCGCGCGGCCGGCCAGCACGCGGCAGGTGATGAGCAGTTCGTCGGTGCCGCGGCCCATGGTCTGGTCGTAGTTGACGTCGACCTCGCCGACGAAGAAGCACGGGGCCACCACGGAGTCGGGCACGTAGCCGGTGCACGTCAGCTTCCCGACGCCCGCGGGCAGGACGACGCCCGTGCGGACCGCGTCAGCGATCGCGTCCTTGATGGATGAGATCTGCACGGCCGCCCCCTATCCGAAGCCGGGAAGGATGTACGGCTCGATGAGTGCCCACACGTCCGGGTCCCGGCGGGACAGGTTGCGCACGCCCCACTCGGCCGAGCCGATGATGCCCTCAGGGCTGTCCTTGCGCTTGTAGAGGCGCGAGGCCTGGATGAGGCAGGCCTGCACGATGTCGTCCGGGACGGCGGGCCACCCGAACTTGGCGGTGACCCGGATGCGGGTGCTGGTCGTGCCCCACACGCCGTGAGGCTTGAGCAGGCCGGTGATGGCGTAGCCGTCCGCGAGGGCGTTGTCGGGGGTCGTCTCGTAGCCGGTGAGGGCGGTGAAGGTGCTGCCCCCGGTTGTCCCGCTCTCCACCACCATGCCGGTGGTG